GGCGCTGGTGCTCTGGTTTGGGGGCAATGTGGGGAGTGTGGGGGCGTGGCTGGGCGGCAACTAATGTTGCCCGGGCAAGATCGCCGGCGGCCGCTGCAGCAGCTGGGCATTTCTCGAGCGCGTGATCGGCGATTCGCAGCTTTTGTTGCGGGGGGTATGCGATGGGTGGGTTGGAGCGGCGTGCGAATCTGACGGCGCTGGAGCTGCGGGCGGCCGGGGCGGCCGGGCCGATGCTGGTGGGTTATGCGTCGGTGTGGAACGCGCTGAGTGAGGACCTGGGCGGGTTCAAGGAGCGGGTGGCCAAAGGGGCGTTTGCGGGCAGCGTGGGCGGCGATGTGCGCGCGTTCTGGAACCACAACCGGGACCTGGTGCTGGGGCGGACGACGGCGGGGACGCTGCGCCTGGCGGAGGATGATCACGGGCTGCGGGTGGAGATCGACCCGCCTGCAAGCGCGGCGGCCTTTGTGGAGGCGGTGCAGCGCGGCGATGTGAACCAGATGAGCATGGGCTTTTTTGTGGGGCGCGACCAGTGGGAGATGGTGCAGGAGCAGCCGATTCGGACGCTGCTGGAGGTGCAGCTGGTGGAGGTGAGCGTGGTTGCGCTGCCGGCCTATCCGGCGACGGAGATCGGCTTGCGCGAGCGCTATGGGGAGCTGCCTGAGATTCCAGAATCGATCCGGCGGGCGCCGGTTGAGAAGACGAAGCAGGGGCGGGCGCGGGCGCGCCTGGCCGGCGGGCTTGAGGTTCGAGCTGAAGCAGAGGGGAAGACGAAGAACGTGGCGACTGTGATGGAGATGCGGCAGCAGGCCGCACGGGAGTTGGGTGAGGCGAAGCGGTTGGATGCGACGGCGAATGCCGAGAGCCGGCTGCTGACGGAGGAGGAGCGCGGGGCGTACGATCAGGCGCTGGCGGAGAGCAAGCGGCTGCTGGAGGCGGCGCAGCGTGCGGAGGATCTGGAGGCTGCGAACCCGGTGGCGGTGGGGTCCGGCCTGGCGGAGGAGGAGCAGCGGCCGGCGGCGCCGAATGTGCTGCGCCACTACAAGCGCGGGGACAACGAGGCGCGGGCGATGGCGGCGTACATTCGCCGTGGCGACGCCGGCGGCATTCTGAGCCTGCGCGCGGCGGTGGATAGCACGATGAACATTACCACGCCGGCGGATGGTGGCTATGCAGTGCCGACGGGGCACTACAACCAGATCATTACGAAGCGCAATGAGCAGATGCTGGCGCCGAAGCTGGGGGTGCGCCAGATTGTGGGCAGGGGGACGACCGTCAACGCGCCGACGGAGACGGGGACGACTGAGCCGGCGACTTCGACGGCGGAGGAGACGGCTTACACGCGCGACGCGCTGCAGCTGGGGCCGGTGGCCTTTGCGCTGGTCAAGTACACGGTGAAGATTGATATCACGGAGGAGCTTGAGGAGGATGAGGATTCGAACCTGCTGACGGCCGTGGAGGACTATGCGGCGCGGGCGTTTGCCCTGCAGCACAACCAACAGCTGTGCACGGCGGCGCTGGCGGTGAGCGGCGGCGGGACGATTGTGGCGCTGACGGGTGTGGCGGCGGCGGCGGCGGATATTACCACGCTGATGTATGCGCTGCCGGACTACTACGCCGACGGCGCCAAGTTCCTGATGCGGCGGGCGACGGAGGGTGCGTACCGGGCGCTGCAGGGCAGCCAGTATCTGTTTGCGCCGACGCCGGCGGGGAGCCCGGCGGGTGCTCCTTCGCTGTGGGCGCACCCGGTGTTTAACTCGGGCTATGTGCCGGCGGTCGCGGCCAGTGCGAAGTGTGTGCTCTTTGGTGACTGGAACTATATGGGGCTGCGCGAGGGGCGCGGGGTTGAGGTGCTGCGCGACCCGTACAGCCAGGACGGCCGTGTGCTGCTGAAGTACCGGCAGCGCTTTGTGTACAAGCTGCTGCTGCCGTCGGCGATCCTGATTGGGCAGCGCGCGGCCAGCTAACAACGACAGCAACGGCTTGACGCAAGGGCGCAAGGGAACGGATCAACAGAAGGGCGCAAGGCACAGCAACGGCAAGGAACAGCAACTGCAGGGGAGGGCGGGGCGGGGGGTTTGGAGTGGGCTGTGGCTGAGCTGTGGGGCGCAGGCGGGGCGTTTGCGCCCCACAGCGTATGTTGCGACGTGTGGGCTTGGAAAGGCCAAGGGGGCTGTATGGCGGCTGTGGAGGATGTGGTGGAGAGTGAGGGCGACGCGCTGGTGGTGGGCGTGGTGGGGCTGGTGGATGGGGTGGTGGTGCTGGATGGGGTGGCGGTGGAGCTGCGCGCCGGTGCGGTGATGGTGGTGCACGAGGCGTGGCTGGCGTGGCTGGTGGGCAATGGGTATGTGTCGCGCGATGTGGACGGTGCGGCGGGGCGCGAGCATGAAGAAGTGCCTGAGGAGCAGCTGGCGCCGGCGGTGACAAGGGGCAAGGGCAAGGGATCGTGATCTATCAGCTGGAGGTGCTGACGCAGCCGGCGCCGCCGGTGACGGTGGAGCAGGCGCGGGCACACCTGCGCGTGGACCATGGGTATGACGATGCCTACATTGAGGCGCTGGTGGATGCTGCGCGCCAGCATGCGGAGGATGCGTACCTGTGGCAGAGCACGACGCGGCGCGAGTACCGGCTGCTGACGGATGGGGTGGCGCTTGAGGTGACGCTGCCGATGGGGCCGGTGGACGGGGTGGCTGAAGTGCAGTGGATGGATGCGGAAGGGAGCTACTGGCCGGTGACGGGCGGCTGGCGGCTGACGTGGGCGGAGCCGGGCCGGCTGCAGATTGACGAGCTGCCGGCGGAGGCGGTGCGGCTGGCGGTGCGCTACACGGCGGGGCCGCTGGAGGCGCCGGCGTGGATGCGGCAGGCGGTGCTGCTGCTGGTGGGCTACTGGTATGAGCAGCGGCAGGCGGCGGAGGTGCGGCCGGGTGTGACGGCGGTGGAGGTTCCGCTGGCGGTGAGTTCGCTGCTGCTGGCCAGGCGAGGGTGGTGAGGGGTGCAGATCGGGGCGCTGCGGCACAGGGTGACGATTGAGGCGCCGTATCCGGGCAAGGATGACGCGGGGGCGCTGGTGGAGGGGTGGGGGGAGCTGGGGCAGCTGTGGGCGGAGGTGCGGACGCCGGCGGGGCTGGAGCGGGCGGCGCCTGAGGTGGATCAGCTGCGGGCGACGGTGACGCACACGGTGCGGATTCGGCGGGCGCACTTCACGATTACGCCGGCGTGCCGGGTGATTTGGGGGATGCGGGTGCTGGAGGTGGTGGCGGTGACGGACCCGGACAACCGGGGGGCGTCGCAGTTGCTGCTGTGTGTGGAGCAGCTGCCGCCGGTGGTGTACGACTGAGCCTGTGCAGAGGGCGGGGTGGGGTTGATGGCGAGTGGGGTGCGGGTGGCGTGGTTTGGGGAGGAGCTGCTGGCGGCGGTGCGCGAGGCGAGCGAGCCGGGGCTGTGGGCGGTGGGCGAGCTGCTGCTGGCGGAGGCGGAGCTGCGGGCGCCGGTGCGCAGCGGGCGGTTGAAGGCGAGCGGGTATGTGGCGACGGCGGGGCGGACGACCTATGCGCGCCGGCCGCGCGATCGGCGGCGGCTGCCGCGGCCGCGGGCGGGGGAGGTGGTGGTGGCGTTTGCGGCGCACTATGCACGCTATGTGGAGGCGGGGGCGCGGGCGCATGTGATTGAGCCGGTGGCGCGGCGGGCGGTGGTGGTGGGGGAGGCGGGGCCGCGGCGGCGGGCGGCGCACCCGGGGATTGGCCGGCGGCCGTTTATGGGGCCGGCGCTGGCGGGGCTGCGCGAGCGGGGTGGCCAGGCGCTGGTGGAGGCGATGCGGCGGGTGATTGAGGCGCGCATGCCGGGGGGCAGTGCATGATCCAGCCGGTGGAGCAGGCGGTGGTGCAGCGGTTGGGGGGGTGGCTTTCGGATTCGGCTGCGCCGGCGGCGGTGCACCTGCAGCAGGCGGGCGATACAGCGCTGATGCCGCTGGTGGTGGTGGAGGTGGGGCTGCTGCCCGGTAGTGAGGGCAGTGCGGCGGTGTATGGGCTGGAGCTGCGGGTGGCGGCCTATGCGGAGAGCCACGCCGGGTGTGCGGCGGTGGGGGCGGAGGTGCGCAAGGCGCTGGAGGGGTGGATGTATGGGGCGCCGGGGGTGCGGGTGGGGCCGCTGGTGGTGGAGAGTGCGGAACCGGGGTATGAGGTGCAGTACCGCGAGTGGCGTTTGACGGTGATGTTTTCGGGGTTGGCGATTCTGTGGTGAGCCTGTGGTGAGGAGCTGGGGGAACGATGGCGATCAGTGACATTTTTGGGAGTGCGGCGCGGGTGCTGGTGGCGCCGGTGGGTACGGCGCTGCCGGATGAGACGACGGTGGCGGTGGGGGCGGCGTGGCCGGCGGGCTGGGTGGAGATGGGGAAGACGTTGACGCCGGTGGCGATGGCGGTGACGACGGAGAC